GCGGCGGGTATCGAATGCGGGGAGAACGAAAAGGTCAATTTCAATTGCTTCCGCGACAGCTTCATCACGCGCTGCGACGAAAACGGGGTGCCGCGCCATGCGACGCGTGGCGTGGCGGGGCAGAAGACGGATCGGATCACGGATTTGTACAGCCACGATCTGGTGTCGGCGCGGAAGATCCAGCAGCTCCCGACCGTGAAACTGGATGAAAACGGCTGAAACCTCCTGATTTTAATACAAATTGTATGTCCAGCGGCGTTTTAGCCTCGGTTTATTGGGTTCGAATCCCATTGGAGATGCCATTTTTTATTTTAAATTACCCTCAAAAAGCACTTCAAACGGCAGCAAGTCATATCAAATCTTGTATGTCATATTTTATGTCAGATTTTTAAGGCCGGAACGTTTCCGGCTTTTTTTGGCTCCGCGCCCCTTTGCGCACAAAAGGGGCTATCGTTTCCATTTCGGAAACAGTTTCCTATAAACGGTACCTGAACGGTATGTCTCGCGCGCGCCCTCGGCGTGGGTTTTAGTTTCCGTCAAGGGTAGTCCAGCGTGTTGCGCGTGGCTCGCTTTTGCCTTTATTTTCCCATCAAAAATCGGCCGTTTTCGCCCAAGAAACGGTTTGAGCTCAAAATCCGCTGCAATATTTAAACGGCGTTTTTCCTATATTATCCTCCAAACAGGCGCGGAGTGTCTTATCGTTCGATAGGACGGGGCGATAGCCCGGCGCGATGCCATTTTTTGTCAGGAGGAAAATATGAGCGATGTCGTTCCGTTCGTCGAAAACGCCGTGTACACGACGGCGCAGGTGGCCAACATCATTCACCGGCACACCAAAACAGTCCGCGATATGTGCAAGCGCGGCGTGATCTCCGCGCGATGCGACCGCGGCGGGTATCTCGTGACCGGGTGGGCATTGCGCGCGTATCTGGAAAATCGGAGCGTCGTGCGCGAAAATTAGATTTGTCAAGAAAATTGCAGCGAAAAAGTTTTCCGGCGCAGTCAAGGCGCGGAATACAAGATAGTTAAAGAGTGTGAAATATTGCAAAGACAGGTGTGAAAATACCGATGGCCGAAAAAAAATCGAAAAATTTTTTGAAAAACTCGACCGATGAGGTCGAAAAGGGTTTTGACGAGCATGGCGCCGACGGGGCGGGTTTTGCGCCGGAGGGAGCGAGGGAGTGCACCAAACGTGCTCGACCGAGCGAGCGACCAGCAAGGCGCGCAGCCGGCAAGCAAGGCAAAGTCAAAATGGGGCGACCGAGAAAAGCGGAGAACTGGACCGCGGAGCTGTTGAATGAGCGCGCCCGCGAATACTTCGACAAATGCGATGCGCGCACGAAAACCGTCGTCACCAAGGATGGCAACCTCGTCGACATCCCCCGCCCTGCCCCGTACAGCATCGAGGGGCTCTGCGTCTATCTCGACGTAACCCGCCACGAATTCAACGCCTGGCGCAAGCAGGATACTCCGCTCGGTCAGCGCGCGGAGCGGATCCATCTCAAGATCGCCGCCAACCGCGTGGAGGGCGCGCTCGACGGATCGCAGAACAGCTCGTTCGCGCAGTTCATGCTCAAAAACAACAATCCCGAAGACTACCGCGACCGCGTCGAAGTCGAAAACTCCGTGGGGCGCGAGGTCGTCGGGCTTCTCGAAAAGTGTGTGCAAAGATGGCAGATCTAGGCGCGCTCGAAAAACTGCTGCCAAATCCCAGATGGCGGATCGACAATCTGTATTCGGTCATCGACGAGCAGGGACGGGAAGAAGAATTCCATCTTCGGCCCGCGCAGCGGTGTTTTATCGACGATCTCCACTATCGGAACGTGATCCTCAAGGCTCGCCAGCTCGGCTTTACCACCTTGATCGATCTGATCGGTCTCGACATGACGATCTTCGGTCGCAACTTCACATCCGTCATCATCGCCGAGACCAAGGACAAGGCCGCCGACATCTTCAACGCCAAGGTCATGTTCCCATACGAACACCTGCCGCGCGAGATTCGCGAGTGGTGTCCGATCGTTCAGCATTCGGCGGACGGCGAGGTGCATTTCAAGAACGGCGGCTGCATCAAGGTCATGGTCTCCGCGCGGTCGGGGACGTGTCAGTTCCTCCACATCTCCGAGTACGGCCCCGTCTGCGCCAAGTCGCCCGCCAAAGCGCGCGAGATCCGGACCGGCAGTCTGCCCGCCGTCCACGAAGGCGGCTTCGTCTTCGTCGAAAGCACGGCCATGGGGAATTCGGGCGACTTCTTCGATTTGGTGCAGCGCGCGAAGGCGCTACAGCTCACCGGACGCAAGGTCGGACCGATGGATTACAAGCTGCATTTCTTCCCCTGGTGGAAAAATCCGGAATACGTTTCATCCGACGAGGTCCCCGTTCCTTCGCGCCTCGCAAAGTATTTCGACGAGCTCTACTACCGGCAGGGAATCGCGCTCTCGGAAGAACAGCAGTACTGGTATGTCCACCAGGAGGCCATCCACCACGAGGATATGTGGTCGGAGTTTCCGTCCTACGTCGACGAGGCCTTCAAGGTCGCCCAGGAGGGCAGCTACTACGCCCGCGCCTTCGAGCGCATCTATAGAGAAAACCGGATCTGCAAGATCCCCTACGAGCCGGACATCCCCGTTTATACCGCGTGGGACCTCGGCATGTCCGACGAAACCAGCATCTGGTTCCTGCAGTTCGTCGGCAAGGAGATCCGCGTCATCGACTACTACCAGAACAACGGCGAAGGGCTCGGTCACTACGCGACGATCCTGCGCGAGCGCGGCTATCGTTACGCGCGGCACTTCGCCCCGCACGACATCGCGGTCCGCGAGCTCGGCAGCGGCGTCTCGCGCCTCGAGGCCGCCAAGCAGTACGGCATCCGCTTCGAGCGCATCCCGACCAACGTCGATGTCATGGGCGGCATCGAGAACAGCCGCGAGATGCTGCAATACTGCTGGTTCGACGAGGCGAACACCGCCGAAGGGCGGAAGTGTCTCGAAAACTATAAGAAGGAGTGGGACGAGAAGCACGGCGTCTACAAATCCTATCCGCTGCACGACTGGGCGTCGCACGGCGCCGACGCCTTCCGCACCGCGGCGCAGGCGTGGAAGCTCGGCTACTGCGGCAGAAACGAGGCTCCGGCGAGGATCCGCGTATCCGGAGGAATAAGGAAGATATGAAAAGCATGTGGGAAATGTTGGGATGCGGCCGGGTGTCGTTCGTCAAGACGCTGATGCCGTGCGTCTGCGACGAGGTGATCGCCTGGCACGTCGTCCACGGCTGGGTGTGGGACGTCTACGACCGGCGGTCGTCCATAGGAGTCTTCTATTGTACGGTGCTCTGCGGATCGGGCGCGATCTGTCACTTTTCGACCATCAGGGGCGTCAAGATCCCCGCGGCGGTCACTCTCGCCGCGTTCAAGAAGGGCGTCCGCATGGTCGCCCCGGAGTGTCCGGTGCTCTACGCCACGATCCCGGAGGCGAAGGCGAAACTGATCCGCGTCGCCGTGCGTCTCGGCTTCGGCGTGGTCGAAGACGGCGGCTTCGATCTCGACGGCGATAAAATGGTGCTGCTGAAATATTACGGACCGCCGAAACGGTAAATTATGCGCAGAACCAACCCCGGAGGCACAGCATGAGTACGAAAGCAAGCAAGGTAAAAACTCCCGACGATCCCGATCCGACCCCGATGGCGTCGAGCGACCCCACCCCGGAGGTCCAGGGCGCCGCCCGGCAGGAAAAGAAGCGCGTCGCCAGATCCTACGGCAGAGCGCAGACCATTCTCGCCGGAAACACCAACGAACAGAAGAAAACCATCCTCGGAGGTTAGCGGATGGACAACAACGCCCAGGAAACCGAAAATCGGAAATCGGAAACTCCCGCACGTCCGCGGATCGACGTCACTTCGATCATCGACCGCTACGGCAAGCTCAAGGATCTGCGCGACGGCAAGTGGCTGTCGCTCTGGCGCGAGGTGCGCAACTTCGTCATGCCGACGTACTCCGACTATCTGCCCGAAGGCGGCGAACGCGGCGCGAAGCTGCTCGACTCCACCGCCGTTCAG